CTCTCCAAACTTTGATGCTTGCAAAGCTTCTTGCGTTTTCACGTGCAAATTAAAATTTGCATCCTTTAAATCAAAATCCCAAGACTTTTGCTTTGCTTTATAAATATTGAAATCCGGATACGATATGTTGGGGTATTTATCAATCAATGAATAATAAACAACTAACTCTCCAAGTTTTCCTATTTTAGAGTCGGCTTTTCTTTTTTCTGCATCCCATTGATTTCGTTGTACATATAGACTGGTATCAACAAGCTCGGAAAATTCAGCACATTTTCGTAAATCTTCCGGAGTAAAAATTATCTTTTTCATTCCAACACCCTTTCGATGTATATAACATCAAGGATGGTGTAAAATTTAAGAAAAACCAGATTAATTAAGGATCTTCGTTCATCGCCATTGAAATAGAAAATCCATACACCTTATCCCAACGATCCTTTTCCCAACGCATAAGACCAACATTGGGGTTTTTTACTGGAACACCAAACCATGCTTCATTGTTTTCAGTTCTAACGAAGACTGAATAAATATTTGAACCGAAATAATTTATATAATCTAATTTCGCGCGTAACAATATGACTCGCACAATCGCAGCAGGATCGTCAAAAATTAATGGAGCATTGTTGATCTGACAAAACTTTTCAATTGGAATCTTATCAGTAACTTCCTCTTCTTCTTCAACAAACTCAAAACCAGCATCTTGTACTATTTCCCCAGATTTGTCAGACGTTCTTTCGCTTTCTATTTTAGAATAACGCATAGGAACCTCTGAAGTAATGACCAATTATTAGGGGTTTTGTGGTATTTCTTCTTTGATTTTTTGCAATGTTATCATATGTTCGAACAACATATCTGGATCACATTTTATGATCTTTTATCAAGAAAACCGCCAACCTTATGCTGGTGGATGATTTTGTGATCATGAAAAATCTACCACTGTACTGATATCTAACCAGACAGATATAAATATTACCAAGAATATCCGCAATAACCTTATCTCTACTGCTACTAAAAACGGCTCGTTACAGCAAAGGATAAAGTAATCTGTATGTCAATCAGTTAAATGTCTCGGTTAGCCAAAGACAAGCCACCAGTATCGTGCTGATGGTAATTGACTTCATTTGATGAGTCCCAAAAATTCGTCTTCAGAAATTAATGTTATGCCAAGTCTGCGAGCAGCAACTGCTTTAGAACTTGTACTATTTGGATCTGCAATGACTAAATAGGTCAAACCTTTTCCAACGGAAGACTTAACATCAGCGCCAGCATCGGCAGCCATTTGCTCCAAAACTTGTCTTTTATTCTTCATAGAACCAGTAAAACAAACAGAAACACCAGTTAGTTTGCCGATAACCTTAGTCTTGATCTTAACACCATTATTCAATAACTCTAGAATAATTTGCTGATTTTGAATCAATCCATTGACTAACGATTCTGCTTTCGATGGACCAACACCAACAACCATTTCGAAATGTTGCGACTTGAGTTGACCAAACTTCTCTAATGTATCGAATCCAGCGTTCATGATTTGTCGAATTGTCGTCGCACCAATCATAGGAATAGATAGAGCACCGAGGAAAATATCCAGCGAGATTTCACTGGCAGCCCACAGATTATCATAGCATTTTTGAGCAGACTTCTCGCCCATTCTGTCAATTCCAGCAAGATCATCCACAGTTAACTTATACAAATCAGCAACGGTAGTTACCTTTTTTGTTTCGACAAGACGCTCAATTAATGTATCGCCCCATTCAAGAACGTTCAGCTCACTGATCCAATTTTTGATTCTTCCAACAACTTGTGCTGGGCAAGTAGCAGCGTTAACACATGTCAGATTTTCACCAATCATCACAACTGCTCTACCACAAGAAGGACATTTTGTTGGAGGCTTAGCAACCTTACCAGTTCCTTTAACAAGTTCTTCAATTCTGGGAATAACGTCGTTGGCACGGGCAACTAGCACTGTCGCTCCAATATCAAGCCCTAAATCTTCAATATAAGACATATTGTAAATACTAGCCTTAGTAATAGTAGCGCCAACCAAAGAGACGGGATCAATCACTGCAACAGGAGTTAAACGACCACTGTTGCCAACTTGCCAAACAATATCTCGAATAACAGATTCACGAGTTTCATTGTCAAACTTAAAAGCAATCGCCCCAAATGGTCGAAGATCTTTATAACCCAAAGATATTTGCTTGGCCATGTCATTGATATGAATAACAAATCCGTCAATGTCATAATCCAGCTTATTTCTACAACTATCCTGATAATTTCTCCAATGCAAATTAACCTCACTTGCATTTTTAAATACCCAATAATCTGGAATCATTACTCCCTGTGCTTTTAGCCATTCAAATTGTTCAACTTCTGTCTTAAAATCTACATCACCAAGTGCCTGGTAAAATATGATAGATAAATGTTCAGAGCCAACACCATCAAGTCTCTTTGAGACACCAGATGCAGCATTTCTAGGATTGGCTTTATCAGAGAAATACTTCTGGTGCTTTGACTTCAACATAATTATTTCGCCCCTAATAGACCCATTAAAAGATGTTGGCAGTTGTTGTTGAACGCCGCTCATCTTTCTAACATTTGTAGTAATATCTTCACCAATATCACCATCACCACGAGTAATTGCCTGAATTAAAATGCCATTCTTATAGATTAGCTCAATTGACAGACCATCAAGCTTTTGAGCGACAAAAAGCTCGTCATTACATGCAACATCACTCGTCCACTTAGAAAACTCAATTGGAGTATTTACTTTATTAAGTGAGCCCATAGGAATTTGATGTTTTGCTTTTAACCAAGCGGAAGCAACTGGAGCACCAATCGCTGTAACAGCTTTATTTGTTGGATCTAACAAACGAAGCTCATCACACCAAGCATCATACACTTTATCACTTACTTTAGATTGACCGTTATAATAATGGTGGCGTGCATCATATATTTTGTGCTCTAATTCTCGAATTCTATTCATAATTAATCTCTCTGGTATACTTTTGGTATACTACCACGACTAAAGTAGTGTGATTATCAGGCTACTTCGATAATTTTATAAGACACACCGAATACTACGAATAATTGATACACTGCATAACAACCAATAATTTAAGATTGTTGCGTCAGTATATCAAGCACCGCGCATTTTTTAAATTATACCGAACGTCAAAACCTCAAACGGACAATCATACTGCTAACAGAATTACTATCGTAGTTCTATTTTGGTTTGATTTCCATAGGACATTGAATTCTAAAATAAACTCTATTGATTAATTATCTATTTTTGGGAACTCTTTGTTTGACAATATAAAATGGTGGAGAAACTGCTGTACTAAATTTACTCGCTGCTTCAAGAGCAGTCACGATTCTAGCCTCTGGTTTCTTGCCTTCAGTAGCATACATAGCACCAAGTGCAAAATCCGCTCCACACCCAATTGCGTAATACGGTGTTGATGGGACTCCAACCTGAAAATCTGTATCAACAACGTACAATTTCCCCCTATATCCGACAAGAAATGCACTATCGTCAGCATCATTATCGAAAACAAAATCATTAAGACTAAAACAATTCTTAACATTATCTATAAATGCCGTAGACATATATTCTACGTCATCTTCTACTTCTTGTACAGGAGGAACAAACTTGTAATGTAACAATTGACCCATTCTAAATGAATTTGTAAATCCTATTATAAATGGTCCGTTATAAAATACTTTCTTGTCTTCTCTGATACAAATGCTAGTTCCAGACGATGCCGCACTATCTCCACCAATATATAGTGTTTGTTTGTCCAATAAACTAACAATACATGTTAAGTTTTTCATACTGCCCCTACTTAATAGTACTCAAAATAATATTATTTTTTCTATTTAATAGACTTCTTCTGAAACTCAATAGTTCCACCTGTCATCAAAGACCTTATGTTGCCTAATCTATCACAGCTTTAATCGCCAAAAGCTTTTATGGCATCATAAACTTGCAACTCGTCCTAATCTTTTTATGATAGAATTTCATATATGAATTTATGATCTTATGCCAAGAAAGCCACTGTGAATGATGCTAAGAATATCTGCGCAATGAACATATACTTTGCCATTTCTAATGTGTTTATATATAAATGGTAATGCTTTGGTTATACTAGAAACGAAAACATTATCTTACCCATCGTCAAGACGTAATACTTGATATGATCTATTTTAATAGAATACGACCATTAGAATGGTGTTGCCGAGCCTCCCTCATTTCAATACCTTAAGTCTTTTAATAATTTTAGGTGCATTGCTTTTGTGCATTGGAATTAAACCGATTACCGTTTCGGATCCAGGTTCAACCTCTGTTAACCCGGCGTCAATAACAATGACACGGTCTATTTCTTTAAATTCTGTTTTAATCTTATTCCATTCAGATTCATCAGCTCTAAGAACGACCTTTCTAAATGAGTGGTCCAACCATTCAGTTATGATGTCATATTTATCTCTAGAAAAAGGCAGTAATTTATTTGTATGTTCGTCTTTTTCGAATTGCATATATTTCAATAAAATCATTTGAGCCGCATGTGCGCATTGAGCAGCAACTTTTCCAGCCCCCATTCCTAAAGATTCTCTAACAATCAAGTACATGATTATAGGATCTTCTTGGGTCGCACGAGCTAACACAGCTTCACGGGAATTATAATCTTTCATACAAAAAATGTAATCACCTATAAAGCTATGTCAAGCTCACACAATTTTTGAAATTAGTTCGTCATAACTATTAGGCTAGACATTATATCGTAGAATCATTAAAGTAATCTGTCTTCCAATATGGAAAACATAATATTCTGAATAGCTCTAATGAATTTGTTGCGGCTGAATATTGTGTTCTTGTTACATCACCATATGCGTAAACGTCTTGAGATCCAAAATTATACTTAATTATTGGTCTACATGCAAATATAATTGAGCTGCCATTACCACCAAATAGGAACAATCTATCGTAAATTATAGCCAATTGTGATTGGAATATCTCACCTTTGATTTCTTGATCTATTTTTCTCCAATTCAAGTGATAATGTGAATCTGGACTTAGACTACATTTGAAAATCTTAGTGTTATATGTCTCTGACCCGGATTCTACATAGTCTATTAATGGCAAATCATCTTCTGTCATATAATAATAACCGATACGTTCATGATCAATTCCAATCAAATATCCGCTATATCCTACCGTTACAAATTGAGCAAAAGCCATTGCATATGGAAGTTCATTAGATAAAACGTTCCACCAACTAGATTCATTGATCAATTCTGTTAATTCAATATAATATACATCAGCAGATGGTAATGTTCCGAACAAATTAGCAGAGATACCACCCAATAAATATACCACGTTAGCAATATAAGCAACTGATGACCCACATAATGCTTTTGGAAGTCTTTTACTATGTACATGCCAAGTGAATGGGTCATATACAGAAGCATAAAACACATTATCTGTTAGATGGTTTATTGTACTTCCGCCAAACAAATAGATATATCCATCAGCTCCAGTGATCAATAATTGAGAATGATATAGTGGTTGAGGTAAATATGAACCATGATTTGTCCATGTTAATGGATCGCTTAATGGCGCAGAATATATTGTATCTGTAGCAGCCCCATTATTTCCACCAAATAGATAAATTTTGTCCAATATAATGGCTATTTGTGCCCCATACAATGGAGTTGGAAGTGTGGCGCCAGTATCTTTCCAATCAGTTGGACGACAAGTTGATGCTCTAAATATCTTATTAGAATGTTTTCCACCAAAAAGATACACGTATCCATCAACGATTGCGAGATGAGCATCTCTTAAATCGCTTGGTAACTGAGTATAAGTCGTTTGCCAAGAAGTCGGGTCCGGTAAATTAAAATCAATAGGACCATTTGCATTGGTCACAGGATAAGCTACTACATCTACTAAAGGATTAGTCCC